AAGAGTTTGTAACAGAAAAAACTAACTGCACAGTGTTACAAAATTCACGCCTAGAAGCAGACGATCTTATTGCTGGATGGATACAGACACATCCAAACGACGATCACGTGATTATCAGCACCGACACAGATTTTGTACAACTGATTGCCCCTAACGTAAAACAATTTAATGGTGTTATGGAAACCACTATCACACATGAAGGTATATTTGATGCAAAAGGTAAGAGAGTCATTGATAAAAAAACTCAAGAGCCAAAAGTCATTCCAGACCCCCAGTGGTTACTCTTTGAGAAGTGTATGCGAGGCGATACCTCAGACAACGTGTTCTCTGCATATCCAGGAGTACGGGAAAAAGGCACAAAGAATAAGGTTGGTCTCCGTGAGGCCTACGGTGATCGAGACTCAAAAGGTTATGCGTGGAACAATCTCATGCTTCAGCGTTGGTCCGACCACGAAGGTAAAGAACATCGTGTGCTAGATGACTACGAACGTAATCGTATTTTAATTGATCTTTCTGCGCAGCCCGAAGAAATTAAAACTATCATTACAGAAACTATTGCTACAGCAACTGGTGCAAATAAAAATATTAGTCAAGTTGGAATTAGATTAATGAAATTTTGTAATCTTTATGATCTTAAAAAGATTGCAGATCAGGCGCAGGCCTATGCTGAGCCACTGAATGCGAGGTATTCAAATGAAATTAAAATTTTGTCAGTATGAAGATACTTGTCAATCAAAAACTAATGACTGCTGGGAGAACACTATGACAGACTTACACGCTAAACCAATTATAGAAAACAAATTCTGGATTGTAGAAAAAGATGGAACAAAATTTGCCACTCTTAGAAAAAACGAAGATAATAGATTTGTTATGAGCAACGAATTAGGCGTAAAAATCTACGACACAAAAGAAAGCCTTACTAGACAATTTGGTAAAAATTTCTTTGTAGCTAAAATTATTAAAGAAGCCAACGATGCATTACCTAACGAAGTTCACGGTTACGCCACAAGTGCCGAGCCGCATAATGCAATGTATGATATAAAAAGAAAGTTACCGTTGTTTACAAAAAGCGGCGATAGCAAGAGTTTGTACTGTGCAGGCTTTTATGTGATACGTTTTGATAAAGGATGGGTAAAAAGTTTTTGTCCAAAATTAATAACATTACAAAGATACGAGTATCAAGGTCCATTTCAGTCTGAAGTTGAAATGAAACAGGTATTAGCTAATGTCTCAAAATAATGTCCCAAATACGTTGCCAGGTGTTGAAAGACTTATTCAGCGTATAGCAGTTGCAGAACGTGGTCAGCAAAAAGATATAAGATTGACAATTCAAGAAGCAAGAGAGCTTACCCAAGAACTAGCTGTGATGACTGCTAAATTAGGAAAAACTGTTCAGGAAATACACGCAATGCTGGTGGAAATACGTGAATCTACTACCAACATCAATGTTAAATTTGATGGTGGCAACTTTACTTAGACATAAATATATACGTGCTTTATAATAACACGTATAGATATGAGTCGACCTAAACCCAAAGTTATTCTTGAATATACCAACAAGGAAACCTACAAAGTTGAGCAAATTCTCGACAGTGATGCCATCTGGGCTGTGTTTTACAAAGACCAGCCTTTTAATTTAAAAAGCGGCAGTATGGTATCCAGTTATCCTGGACCTAAGTACAAAAAGGTCAGCTTTAGTAATCCGGGACACGCAAGAAATTTAGCCAAGAAACTCAACAAACTGTTTAAGACCACAGACTTTGCAGTGTTTAAATTGAATGCCGGAGAACGAGTAGACTAAATGGATTTAAAGGATACCTATACTTCGGTATTCCTCAAAGCCGCTGGTCAACCCTTTGATGAGAATATCATAAAAAAATTCCGTGGCGCCTGGTGGCAAAACGTTAGGGGTAAGGATCACGGCGGTTTAAGACTTACAGATCAAGGTCTAGAATTTATAGAAACTTATTCTCAAATCAAAACATATAAAGTTGAAATATTAAAAGAAATTAGTATAACTCCACAAATACTAGTTTGGTTAGATCAATTTATTGAATCTCCGTATCACCTAACTAAGAAACATATTATTGTTTTGAAAGAAAAATCCGCATTTGAATTATATCTGTTTCACGGAGATGTAAGAAAAATGGGTTATGCCAAAGCAATGCATCAAAGGCTTAGCCAAGAATCCTGAACAATTTATTTGTTATCTATAAATATTTTCACAATGATCGAATATAATCCTTTAGAAATTTTGAAAAAAAGATCGCTTCAAGTAATGCCTCCACATTTTGGAAAAATTAAACTTGCAGATATAAATTTTCTTACACACGAAATTGAAGACTGGATTCGAATCAAATTAAAAGGTAGATATGCTGTCGTAAAACTTTCAAGTATAGAAAACGATAGCAAATTGAAATCTGCAATGTTTGCAGGATTTGAAGATCATAAAGAACTAACATATTTTATGTTAGCATGCCCATATCTAAGGAGAAACTAATGGACCAAGAAGTAACAACAACAGCCCCAGAGCAAGAGCAAACTCAACAACCACCGAGTGCTGCAAGTGCCGACCTTAATCTCAGCGATCTAGCTTCGTTGCGCAGTATTCTAGAAGTTGCCAGTAGTCGAGGTGCGTTCAAGGCTGCAGAATTAGAAGCAGTAGGTAAGGCTTACAACAAGTTAAATACCTTTCTAGAATCTGTTGCAGCTAAAAAGGAATAATATGAAAAATCTCAAACACGTCGGTAAGATAAAAAACACAGGATCAAAAGTTCTTGTGGTTTTTAGAACGTTACCCGGTGAGTCAAATATGGCATTGGTTGTACAAACATCTCCGTTGCCAGACCAATATCACAATGCAATTATTGATCTTGTGGATCAAGATGTTGCACAGGATGCATGGGAATTTGGAGAAATACTTTTTACTCGCCCATTCCCTGATGGACGTCCTATGTTACAGGCGCTACAAGCAGATAATCGTATGATAAAAGTGGCCACTGATAGTATTATCATGACTCCTACTCCAAATTCAGAGATTTCACTGCATGAACTGAATTCATTTATTGCAGAACAAAAAAATTGCGCAATAGATGACTTGTACACATTTACCAAAGGTGCTCCTGTTAAAAAAGAATCTGCAACACCAGTTCAAGACACTGCTAGTGTAGCTGCCTCAACCAATGAAGTACTTACTGATCGTGATATAGCTCGTAATTTTAGAAGTCAAGCAGATGCCATGTACAAGGAAGCAGCTAGACTGAGAAAACAAGCAGACGATTTAGATCCGCCAGCAAAGAAAGCTACCAAATCTAAAGAAACTGAAAGTGCCTAAACATTTATTTAGGCCACCCAGTCATTTGATTAAAGAATGGCCGGAAGTTTTTGAAGATATGTATATGAACACCATGCCGGTGGCATATTTAAAAAGCGTCCGGTTAGAATTTAACAATGGTAGGATATGGGAAATAGATATTCAAGAGCAACTTGGTAATGCAACTAATGATATTGTTGCTGAAAAACTCTTGGATACATTTCAAGAATACAAAGAAGAAATTACCAAAGTTGATTTTGCTATAGATATACAACGGCTAAAACAAGATATAACTGACAAAACTAACAAACTGCTTTAGACGGTTTGTTATGGTAATTGTTTACAAGCGTTATAAAATTCCATAAGTTCTGGAAATGTATTTTTAAAGTTTGTGCCTCTACGACGATCGTGTTCATCGACAAATTTAACAAAGTCTTTTCTAAATTGTTCTTTTTCTGGGTATCCGTTTTTTATCTTAGATTCAAATACAGTAAGTACACGCTGTAATTTTTCTACCTCACTTATAAAAAATCCCATACGATCTTCTTCATTTTTATCGATATTGTCTTTCATAAAATCAATCTGTATTTGTATCTTAGTGATAAACTCCTCCGATAACAATCCCACAACTTGATGAGAAGGATAATTTAGATAGGGGATATCTATGTACACAGAATGATTGTTATTGATCCGAGGACTACAATGTTTTCTTTTCAAGACTAAAATATCTTCTAAGAACTGTTGATAACTAATTACACTTAGTAAATTGTAAGTACTCATGATATGAATTTGTGAGTCTGGAACAGAGCTAAGATAACGATCGCAATTTGATAACCATTGTTTGTAATCCATGCCGTAACGTATGTACTCGGCTTGAGCTCCATGTGCCTCACAGCTGGTGTAAACCATTACATTCTTAACAGTTTTGGCTGTTTGTATTTTCTGAATTTTTTCAATGAATTCGTCCATTAGCTTTTCTGGGACACATAGATTGCTGTTTATAACCAACTCTAGTTCCGGATTTGGATGTTCTATGATATAGTCTAATACCTTGAAGGTATGTTTGGTCATTAAAGGTTCACCACCGGTAATTCTAAATGTATGAAGGGTAGGATAAAGTTCAGGCCACCATTGCCAAAATGCTTCTACATATGGATTTAGATCACGCTCTAAAAAAGGCATCTTGTTCTGTACCTTAATCCATTCTATATTGTTAAATTTTTGACTGGTGGGATATGCTCCAAACTTTTCAATTTCTTCCATCCATTTGCTACTAACATCTGGACTACAATAACTACATTTAAAATTACATACATTGCTAAAACTAAGTTCTAAATAGCTTGGATTAACATGATTTAGACCTTGTAGATCAGAAATCCTATCCTTACTCCACGGTTCATAACTCTTTAACACTCTATCACTGAGCACATCGCCGCCATCTTCTACTTGCCAGCAATATTCACATTCGGTAGGACGCTTGCCGTTGAGCATATCTAAACGCTGTTCAATTTTAAAAGACGTATTGTGTAACGCACTAGGACTACGTTTGATTTCTTCTAATGGTATTAGATGTGTTTTTGGATGATGACAACTATGAGTATGACCTGACCCGAGATGTATAGTAACCTGACTCCACTTGGCTACACAATAGCTAGGACTAATAGAGTCGAGAATTTCTTCTTTAAAATCTATTCTTTTTTGACGCCATTTCATATAATTATTTCACTTTTTTGTTTGTTGCTCATCGAATATTTTTTTAAGCCAATCAAAGTCGTTGATTTTTTTAAGTGCTTCTAGGTCGTTTTTGTTAAACTCTCCATACTCCTTGCCTGCAATGGCTCCGGCAATAGCGTCTGGCCCAAACGGCCGTTTGACGCCTAGAGTACACCATGCATCGAGTCTATGCAATGTTTCTTCACTTTTTTGTCTATCAATAATTTTACTGGACAATTTACAACATTCTCTAAACGCTGATTTCCAAGTATTGAACGAGTCAGTATTAAATGCTGTAATGTTTGATATGGATTTTACTGCTCGAAATTTACTAGATATACTGGTTGTCATGTCTGGCTTAGATACATCCATACCTACAGTCATTGCGGTTGGTAACAGTTTAACTCCCCCATATCCGTATACTAGATCATTGATGGGATTTTTACTGCGCCAAACATATACAATATCTTGTTCGTAGGCTGGTACCTTGTAATCAAAATTAAACTCTTCGACAATTTCAGCATCACCGTCAACTACCCAAAACATATTGGTCTTGGCTAGTTTAGCCGCAGTTATGTGAGCCTGATGTATTCCTTTGACTCCGTGTACTCTTTTGGCTCTTGGAAATTTAAATTTTAAATTTTTAAAATTAGCATCGGCTGTTGACTCATTATAGCTGATAAACACTATGTCATATGGTTCATTATTCTTTGGTCTACTAGCCACTATGTCTATTTTTTTGTGGTTAATGTAAAATCTTTTTTCAAGTTCTTTATTACTTACACTTGAATATTTTGGAAACAATGTTACACCATCAAAATATTCTGCATTTTTAAAAACATGAATATATTTTTCATCCCATTTTGCAACAATATAACTAAAATCAAAATTATCTAAAATAATCAAATCGTCCCAAACTACCCAAAACAATTTAGTAAATGATTTATTAGCGATATCTGAGAAATTTTTTACATTTTCAATTTTTTGAGACAACGGAAATCTTTTTTTAAAAGATAACCAGTCGGCTTCATTGATACTGTTTTGGCTTATATAAAAAATATCGTAGATCATTTTAAATAGGTGTTTGTTAAATTTATTGTTTCGTTATAAAGGTCCAAAGTATACTTGCTTTGTTGAGGATCTAAATAAGGATAATCAAATCCCAAACCTGATTTAATTTTTTCCCCAAGTGATTTTATTTCGTCCACTAGGCCGTTTCCATTGACTTCTTCATAAGGTCGTCCGTACTGATTCCACATATCTCTAAGAATTTCAAAATCTCTAACTTCTACGTAATTCCAATTGGTGCAATTTGCCAGCCAAGTGCCTAGCCTGGCACCGTAGACGGCATATATACCATTTTCTTCATGTGAACCCACCGTTGACCACATACGCAGTCGATGTATGTTGTGCCACCATACTCTTTCTCGAATTTCATCAGGCGCCACTTTGACTCCGTCCAACAAAGTCATTTTTACTCCTTCTCGGAATCCAGCTCGCCAGGCTTGAAAAGGAGATCCGGTAATCACTGTTTCACTATAGCATTCTTTAAATTGTTGGTAACCTTGTTCCCAACAAAAGTCTACCTGTGCTCTTTCATTGGTACTGGCTTCATGTGTTTTCATATTTAGAATATAATCTTTACGCCAAATTTTTAATCCGCCATTGCCATACCTTAATCCATTAATTTTATTACGGGCCAGCCAGCTGACCACTTGTAAATTTTCTTGATCGGAATCAAATTCTGTGTTAAAAAAAGTTGTGTCAACAATGTTGTCTGCATCCACAGTTACCACCCAATCTGTTTCAGATTGTCTTGCGGCTTCTTTGTGTGCTTCATCGCTGCCTTTTATTCCGTGTACTCTTTTGGCCCAAGGAACTTTGTTGCATAAATCTGCATAATGCAGATCTGCATTGGGTTCATCATAGCTTAAAAATACAATGTCTAGTTCTATGGTTTTCATATTTTTTCATAAACATAATTTTTTAATATTCTTTTTGTAAAAATACTAAATCGTTTGTGGGGGCCGGTATAGATAAATTCTTTAGAATTTTGTGATAGATCTTTTAATTGAAAAACTATTATTTGGTAAAGGTCGTGTGGATCATTGTAAGCTGTGATAAAAAACCGAATTTCAACGGTTTCGATCCAAGGAAACTGATTAACTTTAAACGCATTATGCATAACAAAAATTATTTTATTTTCTAATTCATTGTATTGAATAACAATATCATTTTTTTGATCAAGCGCATATTTTTTATCAATTACTCTATGTAATATATCGTCAATTTTCACAAAACTGGGTCTAGTAATAATTTCAATTGTTTGAGAATTCATGTCTACAAAACAACAATTCATTTGCACTATTCCATTATGTATGTCTTCTGCCAGAGCTCTATCAATTTTTATTTTATGTTGTTTTTCACCGGCAGAGAGATCGGGATAAATTCCAATGACTTCACCGGTAGTAGGTTCAAAAATTGCCCAGTATTCTACCTGTGGTGCAATATATTGCTGTAACCAACTGTCAAAATCGATTATTTCTTCCATAATACTTTCTCTAAAATGCTGATGATTTCGTCGGTTATGTAATTTTTTTCGTTGTAATGAACAATATCCTGTTGCTGATAATTTCCAATTTTTAATTTACCTTGCAGATCAAGATAAAATCCCA